AATAAATTCTTTATCAAAAATTCTGGCTTCCTTGATGTTGAGGCAGGTGGTACAATTACACTTGCAGCAGGTGCAAAAATAACTGTAAGTGGAAATGAGCTTACAGCGTCTACACTTGATGCAATGATTTACCGTCAAACACTTGTACAAGTAATTACTAATAGCTTAGGTGTGTTATCTGTGATTACTATTCCAGCAATAGGAACCGTTTTTTATTCTCTTGGTTCTGAAGCAAGTAATGCAAGTGCTACATTAGGTGATCCGGTTTTGGGTGAAGAAAAATTGATCATGATGCTTGCTCTTGAATCGGTTGGTAGTATTTGGATTACACCGTCAACAGGAGTATCTATCCTTGGTATTCTTACAAGCGGTGGTGATATTTCAAGCATTAGCATACGGCATTCAACAGTATCCCAGGCTTTTATAAAGTTGAAAGGTATTTCATCGACTTGCTGGGCTGTTGTTGATCAAAGTGCTGGTAATATTACTCTCAATATTGAGTAAGAACTTTAAAGGGGTTGGTGAAATGAAACACATATCAATTATTATAGTGAATCAATGTAGAGGTTCTGAAGATGGGTTAAGAATAAAAGTGTATAAACCTTCACCAACCCCTGTTTTAGTAGTTGAACATTTAGCAAAAGTTTTTATTGATAACGGTTGGGCCAAATTACCGCATAAAGAAGTTGAACCAAAAATAAAAAAAGTTGTTAATCCTGGTAACTTAAAAGGGGTAAAAAGTGGGTCATCAAAAAAGCGCAATTGAATTTGCTGATGCAATTGTATCCCCTGTAACTGTTGCGGAATTTAAAACGTTCGCAAGGATTGAAAACGATGATGAAGAAACATATCTTGCGAATTTATTAATTGCAACAACTGAAAACGCAATTAAGTATTTAGGTAGGTGTTTATTAACTCAATCAATGACATACAGGTTTAGTGAATTTGAAGATGCTGATAAAGTTGAACTTCCTTATTGCCCACTACAAACAATTGAGGGTTTTTATTATCTTGATTCTGATGTAACTTGGAATGAAGTTGATTCTGATGATTATTTTACTGTTACAGAATCAATACCGGGTGCTTTAATATTTAAAATCGGCGTTTCCCAGCCAGTTAAATATTTTGATTACGGTTTTAAAATATCATATACAACTGGTTATGGTGATGATAATACTGATGTTCCTGAATCAATCAGGCAAGCTATTATGATCTGGGCTAATACAGGATATGCAAATAAAATGATTGCAACAGAACCCCCGCCTGAAGTTCGTTCTGCATTGTCATTATATCGTGTGGTGCATTTATAATGCCCTTGACAATGAAAAATTTTAATGACAGGCAAAAAATGGGAATATTTTCACCCTTATTAAATAAGCGGTGTCATATTCAGCAAGTTATTAAAACCGCATCAGGCGTTAATGATTGGACTTTTACAGAATCACCTTTAAAAACTGAGTTTGAAACTATATTATCAATTTGGTGTTATGTAAAACAGCCTTCAACAAATTATTTTATTGAAGCAATCAGAAATGTAAATGTTGGTGATCAAACATATACACATGAAATCATGGTTAGGCATGCAAGCGTGCGTGGCCTTGGTGCTGTTTATTCTGCTGCGTTTGATACTGATTTTGATTCAATAGCAGATATTAATTCGCTGAAAAGTGAATATTATGTTTTATTGGAAAAAGATGGTTCGGCTGTTAAAGGTAGACGGTTGAAAATAATGAATACGCGGCTTGATGAAATGAACCGTGAATATGTAATTATAACATGTTCGGAAAATGAAGAAGTTGGAACAGGATACAAAGCATGATCAAAATGGAAATCAAACCAAAACTCGATACGTTTGTTTCAACGATGAAAAAATTACCGAAAAAAATACAAAATGAAGCAAAGCGGGAATTAGTTGACATTGCAACTGATATGAAAAACCAAATCATTGAAAAAATGCAAAGAACTCCGCGCGGAGGTGATGGTTATAAGCGCGGGAAGAAAATATATTTTGCATCTTTACCGGGAAATGCACCTGCCACCGATGGTGGTGATTTATGGAACAGTTTTGAAATAGCAAAAAGAATGAGTGGTTTCACGGTTGAAGTTGGAACAAATGTTTTTTATGCAAAATATCTTGACGGTAAAGGTACAAAAAAAATGGCACCCCGTCCAATAAAAGCAAACATGATTGAGAATATAGATATTGAAAAACGTATTAGAGATGCTGTTGCAAGGGGTTTTAAATTATGAAAATTGGAAAGTTTATTTTCCGCATGAGGCACAAACAAAGCATAATTGCAAAGGCCGGTAAAACCGCAAGTTTTGGGAATTTTGTTGGTGGTTCTGTTGAATTGAACGAAGCATTAAAGGCACCCCCTATCAGGAATTTGTGTTTTATTATTCCCGGGGGTGGAGCATCAAGAGAAACAAAACATGATAATTATATTGATCAAGTTTTAGTTGAACAATTTGCAGTTATAGTTTGTTTAAAAGCTGATCTACAGAGTTCGGATAAATATGGTTTTTTGGCTTATGATAAAATACATGATGTAAGGAATGAAGTAATGGCTGCTTTTTTAGGCTGGCAAATTGCTGAGGCTGAAAGTGTCATTAGGTATAAAGATGAAAGTTTAATTGATTTTAATAATGCTTATTTATGGTATCAATTTAATTTTGAATATAATTCCAGGTTATTTTCAAGAGCGATTTTTGAGGATAATGATGTTGTTGAAGGTGGCGTTGTTGATCAGGGTTACCAGGATGTAGATGTCGAAAACCCGTTATATCTTGACAAGATTTATACACAATATTACATTAATCCTGATTTAGTACCCACTGATCCAACACAAGAATTGCCGGTGCCTGATGGTTTCCCTGATGTGAAATTGCCAGACATTGCACAATGGATAGAAACTGAATAGGGGGTTGAAATGAAAAAAGTGAAACAAATGTTTTTGAAACCCAAAGAAGGTTTATTGGTAAAAGACCCAAAAACAAAAACCGCATTATTGCCTGAAGGCGGATGGATTAATCTAACAACTTATTGGAGAAGACGTTTAAAAAAAGGTGATGTGATTGAATCAAAACCACGTGTAGTAAATGCAAAAATTTCATCATACAATAATAAGAAAGGAGATGAATAATGTCAACAATTACGTTTAATAATGTGCCGTTGGAAATGCGTACTGTTCGCACACCTGGGGTATATTCTGAAGTTGATAATTCAAGGGCGTTAGGTGATAATGTTGAAAACCCGCATAAAGTTTTAATTATCGGGCAAAAAACTGCATCAGGTACATCAGACCTTGATACGTTAAAAAAAATCACAACCGAAAATATTGCTGATGGTTATTTTGGTGCCAAATCAATATTGGGAAGAATGTGTAAGAAATTCAAACAAGCAAATCCATACACTGAATGTTACGCAATAGCGTTAAGTGAGGCAACTGCTGCGGTTGCATCGGGTGCAATAAGTTTCAGTGTTGCTTTATCGCATCATGCCGGTATTGTTAGTGTTGATAATGAAACTGTCAATCTAATGATTAATGGAACTCAATTACCTGTAACGTTAACTGCCTTATGGAGTGTTACGGATGTTAATAGTGCTGTTGTTGCAAAAATAAACGCAAGTCCTTATTTGCCTTTAACCGCGTCAACAAACGCAGCTTCAGCAATCTTGTTAACTGCTGCATGTGCTGGAAGTTTAGGTAATGAAATTAAAACACAGTTTAATTTTTATGAGGGGCAAAATTATCCAACATGCTTTGGTGATAGCGCTTTAGTCGCCGCAATGGGTGATGGTGCAAACAATCCTGATATTGCTGATGCATGGGCTGTTATTGACAATGAGCAATTTCATCATATCATTTCAGCGTATTCTGATGAAGACAATTTCGATGCATTGCACACTGAACTTGAAACAAGGTTTGGCCCGTTGATTGATCAACAGGGGCATGGGTACATTGCATTAAATGCAACAAATGCGGCATTGATAACTTATGGTGATGATAAAAATTCAGCTTTCATTTCAGTATTGGGTTATGATGATGGTCCACAAACAGCAGAAGAATGGGCCGCTGTATTAGGTGCTGAGTGTTCGTTGTATCTTAATCTTGATCCAGCAAGACCGCTACAAACACTTGAACTACCTGGAATCATAGCACCAAAAACTGCTGATTTGTTTTCCAGGGATGAACGTGATTTGTTGTTGCGGGATGGTATTAGTACATGGATTCAGGGAACTTCAGGGGCCGTTGTGATTGAAAGAATCATTACAACGTATCAAGTTAATGATCTGGATTTGCCTGATGCTTCGTACTTGAATATTCAGACATTGGCAACATTATCTGAAATCAGGTATCAGTATAAACTGAGAATGTATACAAGATTTATTTCAGAGCGGTTCAAGCTTGCTGATGATACATTTCCGGTACAGCCAGGCCAATACATCGCAACACCGAAAACTATCAAGCAAGAAATTATTGCTTTGTTTTCAGAATTGCGTGATGCTGGTTTAGTAGAAAACATTGATGATTTTGCTGATAATATGATTGTTGAACGGGATACAACTGATAAAGATCGTGTGAACGTATTGCTACCACCTGATTTGGTTAATCAGTTTAGAATTCTTGCAACAGTTGTACAGTTTATACTTTAAAAAAAAGGGGTAAAATAGTTATGAGAATTACAGGACGTGTTGAAGTGCTTGTAAATGGAACGCCTCTTTTAAATAAAGAGGGTGCATCGATTTCAGGTGTTGGAATTTCGGGGGAACCTGGATACGAACTTGAGCCGGTGATGGGCGATACTGGGTTGCATGGTTTTAAAGAAACCGCGCAACCAGCAAAACTTGATGTGACAATTACTGATAGAGATGATGTTTCAATATCAAATTTAGC